ATGATTCCGTTCGTGTCGTGATGAACATCGAATCGGATCGGTTTCGGTTTGCGTTGTTTCATTTGCGTTTTGGTTTTGTAGTCCCCGCCTTGCAGCGGGAAGGGGTTGTCAAAGATCAGAGTTAAGTTGCCTTAACTTCTGATATACTACTACAGCCGCGCGCCGTTGTCAAACTATTTTATTTTCGCAGATCAGCGCCAGGCACAAAAAAGGCCCGCCGATTTGGCGGGCCTTTGTAAGTTCGCAACCGAACCGCTTAGGCGGTCTTAATGCGCTTAAGGCTGGTCGCGCGACCGACACCGAAGCCCGCGCGAATGCTCGCCGTAAAGCGAACGATGCCATCCGTTCCCTGCGACTTAAGCACCTGGACAGAAAGACCAGAAGCGTCAGCAGCCTGGGAGACTTCGCCAGGGAACATCGAAGCGTTCGGGAGGGAGAAGCCAGCAACGATCGCGTCAGCGCCCATCGCGAAGCCGCCGAGGTTTTCCGAGTTGGTCGGAAGATCGGTGAACTCATAGATGTTGAAGCCGACAACCTGGCCCAGAACGCCCGTAGAAACAAGCGGGCCAGCAGCGCCAGCGCCGTTGAACGAACCGCTGGTAAGGGTGGCATCCTTGCGGATAGCGCCAGCGTAAGCACCAGAGAGGATAAGGGAACGCGGATCGCCAGCCTTGGCATCGTTAAGATCGGTGTTAAGATCAACGACCTGGGCATAGTTGAAGTTAGCAGCGGTGATAACTTCGTTAGCGGAATAGTTGGCGTTAAGGATAAGCGCGCCCATTTCAGCGTGAACCTTCTTAACCAGGGCATTGATCGCTTCAGGAACGAAGGCGTTGACCATATAGGCTTCGCCGTATTCGCTGATTTCGTCAGGCGAAAAAGCCTTAGTCGAATGCAGGTGTTTAAGGGTAACAGTAGCAGCCGAAAGGTTAGCGTCATCGGCTTCGTGATAGCCGCCGTTAGCCTTGGAATATTCCTTAGCAGCGCCGCCAGAGACAAGCGAGACTTGCATCGTCTTGCCCGTAGCGGTCGGGGTCAGGTTGGTAGAAACGGCAGAGAGGATAGCCAGGCGGCCACGAAGGCCAGCAAGCACCTGTTCAGCCAGGACATTGGGCGAAGCCGCAATAGTATTGGACATAGGAGTTAGGAGTTAGGGAGAGAGGGAAAAGGAAAGCCTTAGCGCGTGGCGGTAAGGATCGCGCGATGCGCGGCGAAGAACGCGGACTTATCAGGGCCAGGCTTCATACCGAGGAAAGCCTTGCGGATATCTTCGGCGCTGGCCTGGGTATCGGCCTTGCCTTCGTCAGCGGGCGAAAGGGCGGCGGGCTTGCAGCCGACAGAAGCGGCGATCTTCGCGGCTTCCTTGCTGGCGCTAACCTGGCCCTGCATCGCGGCTTCGATCTGCTTAAGCAGTTCGGCCTTGTCGGATTCCAGGGCGGTAAGCGCGGCCTTGGCTTCGGTCAGCGCAAGGTTAGCGGCTTCGGCTTCAGCCTTAACGGCAGCCAGGGCGGTATCGTTATCGGCAACCAACTTTTCAAAGTTGGCCTGCAGGTCGCAGCGTTCGGCGATAGCAGCGGTAAGTTCGGCCTGGGCCTTAAGGAACTGTTCTTCGATGGAAGCCATAACTTTGCGGGCGCGGTCAAACAAGTTAGGTTCGGATCGGCCCGCGCGCCGCGATAGCGTCAGGCTTTTCGTTAGGCTTCTGGTTCTCCAGGGAAGCCAGCAGCGCCTTAAGGGTCGGCGCGCTGCCCGTTGCCAGGCCCTTCGCGACCGCGACCTTACCCTGCATCGATTGGCCCTGCATATCCTCATCTTTGACCAGGCTGCGCTTAAGGCGAACGGCAGCCTTGAAATCGGCGGCGATCGCGTTGACTTCGGCCTGAAGGTAGGCGGCCTGCTCTTCGGTCAGGGACAGCCCAGGGATTCCCATCCCTTTAAGCGGGCCGCTGCTAATCACAACGGGCTTGATGCCAGCGGCGGCGGCGGCGGCGCTTTGATCCATATAGGCCAGATATACGCCGATCGAACCTACGGACGCGCTAGGCGCGACCACTAGTCGATTACTAGCCGAGGCAATCCAATAGGCCGCGCTATTCATAGAACCAGAAGAATAGGCGATCGTTTCGATTTTCAGCCCGCGAATCTTATCGGCCAATTCTTCAACGCCTTCGGTCGTGCCGCCGTCAGAGTTGATATCAAAGACGATGCGCGCAGGATTGGCGGCCAGCGCTTCATCGATCCAATCATTAACCTGGTCAACATCGGTAGCGCCTAGGCGCTCGATAGGGGAAAGGCTGCGCCCGATCATACCGACAATCGGAATGACATAGGTAGCGCCGACCTGGTAAGGCTTCGGCGAAGGGCCGAAGAACTGCGCCAGCAAATCAGTAAGCCCGTGTTTCTTCAACGCCTCGATATGGGTTTCGGCGATTGAGTAATCTACCAGGAACGGGCGGCCTGAATTAATCGCTTTGATAAGGGAACGCATAAAGTTTTATTCGGTAGGCTGTTCGGTCGGCTGCGCAGGGTTGATTCCCTCCATCGCAACTTCGGCGGCAGTCGGTTTGCCTTCGCCTTCCTGCAGCCAATTAAAGCCAGGCTTATAGAGAGTCCAGGTAGGGATTCCTTCCTTCTTCGCTAGTTCAAAGATGAACTTAAAATCCTTAGCGCGCTTAACCATTTCTGATCTCATATCGAGGCCGCGCTGCGCGTAGAGTTCGCTCATCGATAGCAAACCTAACTCTACATCGGCGCGATCGTTCGCGGCTTCGCGGCCCGCGTCAACAGTCAGGCGCTTGGGGGTAGTCCAAGAAACATTAGACCAATCTCCTTCGGGAACTTCGCCGTTATCAACGGCCCAGCCCAGACAGAAGCCCCAGACTTTTTGGCATAGTTTGTCGATCGCTACCGATTGCCAGCGGCTGAATACGCGGTCGGCCTTCGCGGTAATGAGACGAACGCCGCTGCCCGAAATGGCAGAAGGATCGCCTACAAACTCATAAGGCAAAGTTCCGCGCAGAATATCGGCCTGGACAGATTTCAGGAATCCAGCGAACACGGGCGAAGGGCGATTTGATGCCAGCGAACTAAGCGATTCGCCAGGCTCTAAAGCCAGCAGTTTGCCGCCCATCTTTGACGCGACCGATTCAAGGTTCGCGCTGCCGCTGCCTTCAAGTTCGGCCTTCATATCCTGGGGAATAAATCCGCCGTTCTTATGCAGAACGCGCGTAACATCGGCATCGTTGCGAACAGCCAGCATTTCTAGGCGCAGCAGTTCATCTTCGGTTTGGATATCGTTCCAGGAATGTTGAAGGATCGGAAGCCCGCGCGAACCGCTGGCCCAATCCATTTCTGCGATATGGCAGACAGAAGCGGCAGGATAGAACGCGCTGCTATTATCGCCCTGAATAATATTGTATCCGACCAGGCGGCCCTTGCTATCGAACTGAACGCCGTCAGCCATACCAGCAGGAATCGGCTTGCCGATCGGGTTGCCTACCCGATGCGCTTCTACCACCTGCAGACGCGGGCGGCCTTCATCGATTGCCAGGATAACGAAGCAGTCCCCATCGCGCAGCGCGGCGCGTAGCGTGATACGCTGAATATCGTAAAACGAAAAGCGCCCGCAGACGGAGGCTTCGGCAGCCCAGGCCTTGAACCAGGCTTCATAGGCCGCGCCTACATCGGCTTCGGCTGCGCCGCTTTGCGGCGTGATTCCATCGCCGATGCAGTAAAGCGTGTAATCGTTGAACACCTGGCGCACCAGGCCGAAGTTCCTTTCGCCGTAGCGAATCCGCTTAATCATTTCCAGCCGATCGCTTGGCTGGTAATCAACGGAGAAATCGGCAGCCTGCCCGTAGATCGTGGCGCGGTTGGAACTGAAGCCGACCGAACTGAACGATTGGCCGCCTGCAGCCTTGGGCTTAAGCGGCGGCTGGTCAGCGCCAGGCTTCAGGTTCTTCGCTGCGGATTTCTTAGGCATAAAGTTTTAGTCCTGGTAGTTAGTCCAATCGGTTCGGATAACGCGCGTTTGCGGCTGTCCATAAACCCCAGGATTGAGAAGTTGCAGCGCATACATCGCTTCGGCAAGCCGATCCTTCGCGGGCATCGTTACCTGCTTCCCGACCGAACTGCCGCTGTCGGAATAGTTCGTCATAACTACGCCGCTGGTAACTTCAGCCAAAGCCTTCGCTTTGATTGCCAATAGTTCCGCTTCGGTAAGCCCGATGAATACGCCGCTGATTGCCATATGATTGCGGGCCAGGTCAAATAATTGGGCGGCTGCTGGCCCAGCCCACAACCCAGGCGATCGACCAGCGCCCAGAAACTAAACCAGCAGCCGTTACCTTTGCGTTGTGCGTCAACTGTTCCCATTGTCAACGGCAGGCTGCGCCGCGATCGCGTCAGGCGTTTCAGTCGCTTCGCGTCCGATTACTCCCCAGCGAACCGCCAGGATCAGACTCATAACCGCGCAATCGAAGGCGTGATTACCGATCTGCCTATTCGCTTCGGGGAAAATCCAGATAGGTTTACCGCTGCGGCTGTCAGTTGTCCTGACTTCGCTGGTTAATTGTTTTACATATTCTTCTGGGACATCGCGCGCGTATGTATGCAGGCGGCGGTTGCGCAGGCCCGCTAGGAAATCCTTTGCAGCCAAGTTCGCGAATACGATCAGTTCGGCGCGCTCCCTCAGGCCAGGGACAATAATCCTTTGCTTATCAGAATAGAACCTGCGGGTAGTTTTACCCTGCCCATCGCTAACCGCGAAATCATTCTGGCCCGAACCGCGTAGCGCCTTCCAGCCGCGCTTCGCCGTTTGCGCGTAAACTTCCTGCGTATTGTCCCCGCTATCCGCGCCGACAAGCGCGCGCGAAACCTGATGGGCCTTAGCCAGATCGTCTAGGCCGTTCCAGGTATCTACCTTGCCGAACCAGCGCAGGCGGCTGCTGCCGTTCCTGGCCCAACTGCGAACTTCAGCCCAGAAGAAACCGCGCTGACAATCGATAGCCAGCGTTCGGAACGGAACGGAATGTTCAGGGATTCCCAGGCTGCTATCGGTGATCTTCGCGTTCGGGGTAATCCAGGCTTCTGCCTGCCAGGTATCAGCCAGGCCGTAATCGCCCGCTTCGACCAGCGCAGCCATAGCGCCGCCTTCCTCCGCCCAGGGTTGCGCCAGGCGCTTCTGTTTCCAGATTCTGCGCGGTTCTTCATCGCCGTAGGCATCGAAGGCTTCCTTCGCTTTTAGCATCTTCGCGCCTTCCTTTCCAAACGAAGAATTAATCAGGCAGTTCCAATGCAGCCCGACAGTTCCCCAGGTAGTTGCCTTGCCCGTAGCCTTGAAGCCAGCGCCGCGCTTAGGATCGTTCGCTTCGGCCCGAACGCCTGGGCTGTCCTTCATCCTGACGCGACAGTTGCAGCATTCATAAGTTGTCCCCGCTTCTACCTTCTGCAAATCCCAGATTCCATTAACCTTCGCATTTTCTGGATAACGGACAAACTCCCAGCGCCAGGGTTGCAAATGCCCGCAGGCAACGCAGGCCATATGCCACTCGCGCCGATCGCTGCCGTTGTATAGCGCGCTGAACTCATCGTTAACCCGCCCGCCCTGGCCCATATAGATTGCGCGGCCCAGCCAGCCGAAAGCCTGCAGGCGCGCAGCCGCTTCGGCCAGGTGGCCGCGTGGCGCTAACCAGGCTTCATCGACTATGATCGTTCCCAGCGAAAGCCGCTGCAGATTGTTTTCGTTCCAGATTCCGCGACAGTAAACAGTTACGCCGTTCTTAAAGTCGGCGGTCGTTGACTTGTCATTATCCCCATCGGATAGCAGCGCCTTAACGGGCGGGCAGTTATTCCATAGCGGGCGAACATACCTGAGGAAAAAATCCTTCGCCTCGGGGTCGTTAGCCTGCAGGGTCATTAG